ATTCATCTTTTCAGTTCCACCAACAGCCCACTCAAACTTTACTCTATCATTATTTCCAAACTTATCAAGCTCTGGTGTGTTACCTTTTGCACGGTCTCCACCATTACAAAAGACAACTGTTTGAGATATCTCTAAACATTTCTCAATCGCACCACAGGCAGAGTCATCAACATCATCCCAAGATACAACAGCGTCAACCATATTCAAATGACGAATGATGTCTGCTCTTTCTGTCCAAGATTGAAAATATTGACCTTTCTTTCTTTTCAACCAAGGATCTCCATTCAAACCAACCACGAGATAGTTTGAAAGATCCTTTGCTCTCTCAAAATATCTTATATGTCCACTGTGGATAGGATCAAACCCACCCGTAACTAAACTCAATTTTTCAAAAAACATTAGCAATAATCCAATCTTGAAGATCTATTTGTGGTTTCCAACCAAAGGTTTTTCTTACCTTTTCAGTATTTGCTTTGGTAACTCTGCTCTCACCAGGTCTTTCTGGAAGACTAACTTGTTTATCAGAAATCATATTAGCAATCTGATTGATTGAATAGTTTACACCACAACCAATATTATATATTTGACCATAAGCATCTTCATCAGGATTTGATATTGCTGCCATTATATTTGCATTACAAACATCACTGACATGTACGAAGTCCCTACGTTGTTCACCATCACCTACAATCGTAAGTGGTTCACCTGCTGCAAGTTGTCTTAAAAATATACCAATCACTGGTGCATACTGTCCTCTCAATGGTTGTCTCTCACCATATACATTAAAGTATCTGAAGATGACAGTAGGAAGATCAAAGAGTTCAGTATACATCTTACATAAATTTTCTCCTGCAACTTTAGAGACTGAGTATGGATTCAAACAGTCATTAGGTTGTGTTTCTACATTAGGTGATTCATTGGCAAGACCATATGCAGAAGACGTAGAAGAATACATTACTTTTTTAACACCTGCTTCACGAGCACACTGAAGAACAGTTGCTGTACCTAGGGCATTGATTCTAACTGCATTAAGTGGATTTTCAACAGCGGGTTGGATACGTGCTTCTGCTGCAATGTGAAACACATAATCTACATCATGATAAAAAATTCTAGTGCGTTGATAACTACAAATATCTTGTTTTACATAATATGCCTTGTCATTATAGTAAAACTGATCATGGGCATCAGAATATTCATTATCAATAACAATAACTTTATGTCCAAGTTCAAGTAGTTTATCTACTAAATTAGATCCTATAAATCCTGCACCACCTGTAACTAAACTTGTTGTCATCAAAATCCTCCTTGGAATTTATGCCACTCAATAGCATTATTAATATGATAACTTCTATTGTGGATACATTTGATAATATCCTCAAGGTATTTAATAATCATTTCATAGACAGATAGTTTCTGTTGTGCAAGAGCAACTTTATCATCTGCTCTCATATATCTGTCCATTGCTTCTTTATCTCTAACTTTATATGGGAAAGGTTCTTTCTCATAGACTTCTGGTTCTGCCTTTCCTGAATAATAAAGGTTACGTTCTAAGTAGATATTATCATAACTAGTCTTTGCCTGAATTTTTAGTTGCACAAATTGATTGTGAAGTTGATGATACTTCGCATGTAGAGAAGGAATATTTTGAGATTCTGTATGTAAATTATCTGGATCGATACGGGAGTCTTTTTCCCACATCTTTTCAATGTCACTTAGATTCATAAAGGAGTTCTACCGTCTGCTGCGAATATATTGTAAATAGTATACTTGAAAGATGCTGTTGCTGTAAAGTAGTTTGTTTCGGTTTCATCAGCTAAGAACTCAAGAGGAGTTAGTGATATTGGGAATAACTCTCTAAACTTAACCTGTGTCTGAGTTTGGAAACTACTGTTAAGGATAAGTAAAGTTCCTTCACTAAATTGATTTTTCATATCACCAGCAATCTGATCAGTAAATTGTTGTACTGATTCTGGATATGTTAATCCAACTAACCAATTATGAATACTCATATAATTTTCCATATTCTCATCCACAATGAATGTTAATTGGAAATCATCATATACTAGTTTATCACCAGGAACATTAACATCCTTAAGGTAGGATGGTTGGATAGCAGTACCCGCAGTGATACTTGGAATTTGTGCTCTATTTGCTAGGAAAGAAACTTTAGGATATTTTGTCAGTGCAAACTTGAACCCTACTGGGGACAAATAATTCCTATTCTGTATTTCTTTCGCGTAAAACCGATTCGTAGACATTTCGCCTTTTATTTTTATTTATCTGACAACATAAAAAAAGGGTGCCGTCGCACCCTAATTATAACATCTAGATGATTTATTGTCTACTGACTTAGAATGTGAACTTCACACCTGCTTTTGCAGACCAGTCAATATCGTCTTCGGCAGTTACACCTGAGATCTCACCGTAGAACTTATCATAAGAACCACCAAGGTATCCGATGAATTCTACATCACCGAACTCGTCAGCAGCTTCTGTGTGAGTAACTGTTGGACCACCAGACACGTACCAACCGATACCTGACTCTGTTTCTCCCTCATATCCAACTACTGCTTCAAGTCCACCAGATGTATATGCACCATCAGGATATGAACCAGTTGCTTCCAAATTGACGTATGGACCAGCAAAGGCTGCACCAGCGAATAGGAATGGAGATGCTGCTACTGCAGCGATTGTTGATTTAATCATTTTTTTAAAAGTATCTCGCAAGGCAATAAAAAACCTGCGGATGGAAATTCTTTCGACTAAGAATTTTACATTCTACGCAGGGGCACGATCTTTCGATCCCGTTGTTCTATGTAATGGTATTTATTGTAACACAAGCTTGAGATTGTGTCAAGTGTGTTGATTTCTTTACCTTTTGACCTTTGCCCAATCCATATCGAAGAGATACAAACCCTTGTCTGTAAGAACGTGATTGTACATTTTCTCAAAGACGGATGGTGGCATTGTGACAACGTGAGCACCAGACGCAAATGAATCTGATACTGTTTTGACATCTCTTACTGATGCTGCAAGTATTTCTGTCTTTCTTATATTTTGTATTGTATATACATCACTTATCTGATCAATTAAGTCAATACCATCAAAAGAATTATCATCAACTCTACCTACAAATGGTGAAACATACTTTGCACCTGCCTTTGCAGCAAGTATTGCTTGTGCTGCTGAAAATATCAAAGTTACATTAACATTCACTAAATCTCTTGATAACTTTTTACATACTCTTAAACCATCAGGAGTACAAGGAACTTTAATTGTTGCATTCTTTCCAAACTTACGAGAAAGACGTAACCCTTCCATATACATCGCATCAAAGTCACCAACGACTTCCATACTGATATCATCAATACCCATATCAATTAGTTGTTGGTAAACTTCTTCTGGGTCTCTACCACTCTTCATAATCAGAGTAGGATTTGTTGTGATACCGTCAATCAAATCAGTTTGAAAGTGTTTTTCGATCAATTCTGTATCAGCGGTATCCAAAAATAACTTCATAGTGTCTCATAACTGTATATACAGTATAACACATATTTTTGATTTGCAAACCATAAGTTTAAGTTTGCTAAATAAAGCTACGTTAATAGGTACATTTACAGATGAAGAAACTATTACCTATATTATTGTTTGCGGGTTTTAGTTCACCTGCATTTGCGGATATTACCCATAAGTTAAGTTCAAGTGTTCAATTACAAGTGAACGCAGCAGCAACACAGGTTGAGAGAATCGGAAGCTCTTGGAGTGTTTCTGGAAACGGTGTTGATACAACAGATGGTACAACTGTTAACACAGTATCTGCTGGTACTATCACATCAGGTGTTATGAGTCCAGGTACAATCGCAGCAACCCAAGACGTACCAGGTGCAAGTTTCAGCTACTCTGCTACCTACGTTCAAGGTGACGCAGTATCACAATCTGCACCATCAGTCGGTGCTGTAAGCAACTTCTCAGACCAAGTATCAACAGCAGCAGGAACTGCTGGTGACTTAGCTGGTACAATCACAACTCAAGGAGTTATGACAATAACAGCGGGTGGAGCTGGTACTGTGGCGACTGGCCAATTCGTCAATGAGTTGACCGTTCAATAAGTTTGTGATATAATGAAAAGATATAGTATACTACTACTTCTTTTTAGTATCATACCATCTGCGTATGCGGTGCCCGTGGTCCCGAATTTTACGCAGGGCTCGATGACCTCAAACACGGAAACGACTTCTACCGTGACGGAGACGATCAATTCGATGAATTATGATACAGGGTATCAATATGTTATTACAGGCACAAATATACAACACGATGGAAATACTATTTCGTCACCATCAACAACTGGAAATAGTAATACACTGAATGGGGTGACTTCAACATGGACAGGATTGGATCTAAACAACAAACCAAACTTTACACTAACAACGCCAGGAGATGCCTTTCAATTCACAGAAAGTTATTCTGGCCCAGGTCTTTCAAATCACACAATAATACAGAGAACCACCACTATCCAAAGCGTCACAAACACGACAAGTACGTTCTCAAACTGATATCACTGTGTCTCACAGTTGGAACAGCAACCCCATCATTCGCTTCAGACATTGGGGGTGTTTCAGCGACAGCAAATCCAGTCGCCAATTCTAGTGGTTCAGTCACCAACCAGGCAATACAAGTTTTACAAGGTCCTTATATAACAAACACATATGGTAATGGCATTCAATGTCAAGGTCCTACCATGAATATTACACCCTTCCTCACAGGAAATATTGCAGTAAAGCGTCCTTACGAATCTTATTATATGGATCCAGTGTACAATAATGTAGACGCAGATAATGACGATGTGCCAGACAATCCAGGTGAAATTTTATATTATAAACCAACAAGAACTGGACAAAAAGATAGTAGTACAGTATCACTTGGAGTATCTGCTACATGGTCTAAACCATTAGATAAGAAACTACAAGAGCAATGTAAACAAGCAGCAGAGGCAAATATCGCACTAATGAATCAATCCGTTGCAAATAAAAGATTAGACTTTGAGATAGCCAGATTAAAAAATTGTGGAGAACTCATGAAGGCTGGAATTATATTTAAACCTGGTACAGAATATGCAAAGGTATGTGCAGATGTGATGTTAATAAATCCTGCAGGTGTAGTCGCAAATCATACACACGAGATACCAGTAAAACCTCCCATCAGTAAAGATGCAAGTGTTTTAAAAGAGATATCAATTGGCAATACTAAAAAGTAATTATTTTTTCTTCAAAGGTGGTAGTCCTTTTTTCTCACGATACTTATTTGCTTGAATCTCTGCACGAGTAGGTGGTGTAACTTTCTTACCCATTTTTTTCTGTATCGTTTTCCATATCTTCGTAAGAATTGGTTTGACTATTCTTAATATAATTGGTGTTGCTGTTGCACCTGCTGTTGCTATAACTGCGATAGCGAGTGCATTTGTAGCTTGATTTGTAGAGGGAATAAATTTTTCGACTGTGGTGGTTGGTTCGTATAATGTAGTACAGATTTTACCATCTTCACTCAGTTCGTGACCCACAACTCTTTCATCACCTGATTGTGTTAAGTCACCAACTCTTAAATTACCAGGACCAGGACAAGGCACATCTTCATTTTTACCTAAATCACCAGTAGGAGGAACTTCAGGTGCTTCAACGTCTGGTGGTCTAACATTTGGAACTTCTGCCTCTCTTGTAATTATTAATTGTTCTGGTTCAAAATTCATTGCATCATAAGAAGGAACCTCTGCATCACAAACTATCATTGCTCTGTCAGGATCATTCTCAACAAGATTTCGATCAATTGGTAGTCCGTTATTATGATATTGATTATCTCTGTGCATCTTTACACAACCAGGCATATCCACAATTGGATTACCAATATTCAATACCACAGGAGGAACTAGATGATCAACATTAGGTTGATGATTCATCCAATCTGGTACATAGATATTTGGAATTTTTACTTCCTTAACATGAATACGAGGGATTGTCATTTTACTACAGTTCCAGTGGAACTTGGCATCATAAATTTAATTTGTTTGATAACCTCTTTTTCGATTACACTTTGCATCCAGTCTCGATTCTCTTTGATTCTAGATTCTCTAGTGAAATATACATTCAGAGCAGATGCTCCTAACATAATAACAATAACAAAAGATGTCATCGCACAGATGTCAATAATAGTTCTTTTCATCATCCTCCACTCCAATCCCAATTCCAAGGCAACATTGCCATGCCAAGATAAGGCATCAAAATATAGTGATCCATTAAAATCATCAAAGGTATAGCAACACCCAATTCAACAGCAATCTTCTTTCTTGGTGGTAATGTTTCTAACCATCGTTTATATCTATTATTGCTTGCACGTTGAAATAATCCTGTTTTATTACCAATAAAATTTGCCCACCATTGTGGATCAATTATATCCTTAAACCAAGCAAAAGGTGTCAATAACCATCTGACTTGCTTTCTATACCTTATTATTAATGCTATGAATAACGTTGGTATTAGAATTAATATTATAAGATCAACCATTATCTAATGTACCAAATTCCCTACGTATCTCTCGTAGTTCCTCAAAGTCTTTTTTCTTTGTACCACCGTCATATGACCATGCATATCCTGCAATGATCATGGCTTCGTTGAGAGATATATCAGCATCACCAACGTATAACCAACCAAGCAAACGACCATACTTACCCATCCCGCCTTTGAGTTCAGTTCGTATAGTAAGTTCAGACTCTCCATTGATAGCATCCTCCAATTGTTCTTTCATCCAATTAGTGGCATCTATTCCCAGTGCCTTCTCTTCCAAGTTTCTTGTTCTCTTCTCTGGTGTATCAACTCCTGCAATTCTAACTCTTTCTTTCTTGTATAGATCAAACCCAAGATCAATGGTGACATCAATAGTATCCCCGTCAACAACACGATTAATCTTCGTTACTCGGAAGTTGTAACAACTCTTCCGACTGGGTGGTATCATTGCTCCCATAATTAAACTCCATTATTGCTTTATTTATAGAGATAGAAGGAGGAGTCATATTTGCTTCTATTTGTTTTCTTCTTTCAGCTCTCTGATACATGTAATGTAATTGCCATAGACCTGCATTACTCCATATGTCAATCTCTCCTCTTACAGGTGTTGGTTCTGGTAATGGTGGACAATTAAGTGACATACAGACAACATCAGGTTTTGGTCTTGGTTTAGGAAATATAGGACCACCATCAGGAGGTGGACAATATGTTGGTCCTCCATCTAATCGTGGACTACAAGCATATGCAGGTGGATCAGGTGGTGTAGCACATCCACCTAATATAATTGATAGTAATATAATTTTTTTAATCATCATTAGTATAGCATATATTACAAAAGATACAGCTACAAGAAGAATAGCAACCATAATATTTACACTGTGAACTACAGTTACCATTTTCTTTTTATTTCCATATCATCCAACCCTTTTACTTCAGATGGTGTAGTAGTTATAATTGTCTTAGGTTTATCCTCTTCTTCCCATATCTTTTTAATTGCTTCTGATTGTCTATCAATATCTCTCATTGTGTTTGCAACCTTTACTTCAATCCATTTTTCTTTTAACCATTGTATCATACCAAGAAGCAAATGTCGAGTA